ATCTCGAAGGTGTAGGTGGCTGCGCGTGTGTCCAGAATTTCCGCGTCAGGTTTGCTAACGATTAGCTGCTCCCAGTTGTCGTCGTCAGCGCGATAACGAATTTTGTACTGGGGAATGCCTTTAACAGCTGCCCAGCTAACGATAATTTTGACCCTTGCTTTGTCGTTTGCAACGTAAAACTTCTCTGATGCCTGCGGTGCTTCTGGCGGCGAGGGAATAGCGTTAAGGGTGGTAATGCTGCGCGAAGACAGCTGATAGCCGCGCTCTACGTGGTCATACTTGCTCGCGTTGTAGCTCAGTCCTGTAATCGCATACAAGTGACCCTCTTTTTCCTGAACGGTCAACACGCGATACTGCTGCGTCTCAGTAGCGTCCGTCTGAATCACCCAAACACTGTTTGCCTGCGGCTGCATTGACCAGTTTTCATCAACAGTGATCAGCGTGCCGGTTCGGCTAATAATGTTTTTTGTCTCAAGCGAACCGTCAGGCAACATCACCGAAAGTGTTGCGTTAGCGCTAGGCAATCCAGTCTCGTCGTCAACGTTTATCGTGTTCGCTCCAGATGCAGCAATACGCCCACCTAGTCGGCTACCTGCACGCACTGGATCCTGTACGTCAATGACTGCGCCTGGACGTACCAGTACGCCAGCCTCAATCGACGCTGTGAAGCTGATTACGTCGGTTTCATACTGCTCTGAGTACAGAATCCACTGACCTAAGCGGTTCGCCTGACCACGTGAAGTGCAAGCAAAAGCTTTAATCTGCGTTGCGATCCAGCCGTACTTCTCAATGGCTGCGCGATCTTCGACAAGTTCGTAAGCTTGCTCCCTTGTCTCCAGGTCCAAATAGCTGACAACAGCAACCGTATGCCGCGTTTTTAGGTCAGAACCCGCATAGCTAAAGCCAGGCTCTAAAACATTGGAGCGGTTGAACAGATACGTTGCGTCAGTCGGCTTGTCTTGCGTAAGCGTCAACGCACCAGTGGCCCAGAACGGTTGGGTGCGCATGACCGAGCACAGGTCATTAACTAACTTGTACGCCTCATACTGGTTTTGAATCAGGGCGTTACAGCTAAACCTTGCCTCCTGTCCACCAAATCCGTCATCGACTAAAGCGTTTGCATACTGGGACGCTGAATAAAACGCAAACTTATCGAGCTGAGCTTCGGCAACGTGATCGCCAAAGCCATACCGCTTACTTATGAGCAGGTCGTACAGAATCCACGCAGGACAGGTCGTCCACTGCGCAGCGCCAAACGTTCCAGTCCAAGCTCCGGTATATGTCAGTCGCCCAGTGTCTTGATCGACAGTTGCGTTGTTGGGGATTTTGACTTTGACGCCACGGATGCGATACGCCCGTGAAGGAATGCTATTGAACTGCTCAGCCTGAAAACGCAGTCCTGCTAGTGCGCTGTTGGGATACCTGAGCTTTTGATAAATCAGCTCTGTGTAAGCCGTGAAGACTGTGGGGCGCACAACAGTGTCAGTGCTGTCGCCACTAGTGCGAACCACACGCAGATCAACAGGGAAAGCCCCGTCAATGTCAATGACGTAATCACGCTCGTACTTGTCAGCTGTTCTGCCGCTGATCGTTGCTTCTTTGACGGTTGTATACCCGCCACCGTTGTACTGAAGCTGGATATTAAAGCTGACGCTTGTTCCCAAAACATCGCCCTCATTAGTCCCTCGCTCCAGTCGTGGAACTGCAATGGCTACTCGTACAGCATCGACGTTCGTGTCAGTTATCTGCCGAGTGACAGGCGTTGCTTGCTTGACTTCCGTGTTGACGCTGATGACATTCTCGGTCGCGTCAAAACGCTTGATATACGTCTGAGAGTTGGTGCCGTACCTTGCGTCAACAGTGACGCCCTTGAAGTTGTAGTCCGAATCCGACAGGTCGGTGACATCCGCTCCAGAACGGAGAACGGGTGTATCGCTCAGGAAAACGTCCTTGAGTAAAGCCTTGTTGTAGTTGTCGCTGCCACGGCTGTAGTCCCGAGCAGAAGGGAATCCTTCAATCTCGCCTTCGCTCAACATGTCCAAAATGTTGGCAAAAGCCGTTGACGCCAGATTGTCCGCTGTACGGATTGGCGTCCGAATAGCAGGTGGTGCGGCTTGCTGCTGAACAATGACCTGTTGGACTGGCGCTGCACCGCCACCGCCACCACCACCAGCACCAACAATCTGCTTACGGTCTTTCTTAGCCATGATCAGATGTCGTCAACGTCGATGCCAGCTGAAATCACCACCGATCCAACAATCGTTTCTCCGTAAACCACAGGGACAGGAGTGCCTTGACGGCTGGTGTTCTGGATCCCACTAAAGCTATAGGACTCTTGTGGGTCTAGCTCGGTTGCTTGCGTTGATGTATTCCGGCTTCGAGCGTTGCCAACTGAAGCCGGACCAAAACTACCGATCTGTGGTGTCGGCGTAAGCAGCTGCGAAACACCACCAAGGATTAATGCCGTACCAATCGAGCCGATTGCAACTGACGCCGCTGCACCAAGCACAAAACCTGACTGCACTGCAAAGCCTGCCGCCAATGGACCAGTCGCTGCCGTTCCAGTAAGCCCAGCGCCTAAGCCTAGGAAGCCGCTGCCTGCGCCTGCAGTCGCAATCGCAAACGCAACCAGCGCCACGCCTGCCAAAATCTTTCCCGTGCCGCCACCTGCGCCACCAAGGACCGGCACAATCTTCACCGTTTGACTGGCAGGAAAATGGATCTGCTCTAACTCGGACTCGTAACTGTCAACAATCACCTTGTAGTGCTGGTCGGCCATGTGGCGCTCTAAACCAGGAAAGTTGGCAAGCAGCATCCTGATACCCTCTGCTGCACTGCTGACTTCCGCTAAAAACCGCCGCTGTCCGACAAACTTCGCTAACGCTCCGTACAGCTTGATTTCACGCATCGTACCGAAGCACCTTCCCTGTGCATTTTAAGAGCCACTCGCCCAATAAATCCCTGCTGCTCAACCGACCCCTCAAATGATGCAGCACCATCTGATCACCGATATACACCCCTACGTGGTTCAGCTTGTTGGAGTCGATAGCCATCAGCAACGCATCGCCCTTCTGCATCTCCTCAGGCTTGACCTCTCTAAATCCAATCTCTTCCCAGCAATCGTCAAACATCGGCTGCTCGTTGAACTCCTCAGGCGTTGTTGGCCGATCCCAATCCCTCAGCTCAATCCCCTGCTCTGCGTACCAGTCACGCACAAGCGTCCAACAATCAGTCACGCCCCACACCCATGACCGCCCAATCAATGGCGCTTTGTACCCTTCAGGATGACACTCGCCCCACGTCTCCAACTTTGGATTGACGATGTACCAAGGCAGCTCTGACTTCTCACACGCAATCCGATCCGCTTCACTGGGAATCGGCGGCGTAACAGGATGACTATGGATGACTGCTACGACTTCACCCTTGTCTTCAGCGGCAGCGTAATCGACTGGATCGAGTATGAAAAACTCGTTTCCCTCAGCCAAGTTTTTACATGGCCAATACCGCTCCCGCCCCTTAGCAACGATGAGCAAACCACATGACTCACGCGGATCTTCTGCCTTCGCGTGTTCCAGTGCTTTCGCTCTAGCCGCTGCCTTCATTGAAACGCGCCAATACCAGGGAACCCTCCAAAGGGTAGTTCGGCGCTAGTGCCAAACCTCGCCTGACAGCTACTTAGCTTTTTGCCACATACGTCGTCACTGGAGTCAGTAACACCCTTGTCGTTTTCGTCAAAATAGCTAGTCCCGGCGTAGCCACACTCAGAGCCCCTATAAATCCACGGGCAGAGATTGGCACTGCATTGACGCTTTGGTGCGCGAACACCGGCTAGGTCAAACGTTGCCGCCAGCTCGAACTCGACAAGGTTCCTGTCCTCAGAAACCTTTCGAGCGACATAGTAAATCTCGTCAGGAAACTTGCTGGTAGGGTCAGCTGTCCCAAAGGGATTGCTACTCTCGTCGGGAAAATTAGCGTCGTCGATATACCGCAACAGCGTGCGGATCCTTGTCAGCTTCGCTCCAGTCAGGTCGTTGCCAGCCGTGGTCGTATTTACGTCCAACAAAATTGCCGTGATGCTGCCAAGCAAGTTGGCGACACGGATTCGTGGTCGGGGAAGCGATCCACTCTCTGCGTTGTATTCAAATCCTTCTGCCTCAATCGGCAGAGCGCTATACGTGTTGCCGTTCCAGATGACGTTGCCGTTGCCGTTATACGGGCTGGTCCCTGCGTGAAAGCGGTAAGTAAAGTCAACGCCATGGATTGACGCAGTAAGCACCAGCTCAAACAGCTCGATAATGCTGCTTGGATTGACCTTCTGCAGCTCAGCAACAGGGACTGCCATTACGGTTCAAATACCTGCTGGAACGTAGCGTTGATCGTTGCCCTGCCTACATACGGAATGGTTTTGCTCCATTCGGGGCAGACCCACTTGTAGGTATCGGTTTCGTCCAGTGGGGACCAATCAAAGCTGGCAGCGTCAGCAGCGCGTGCATCCAAAAAGGTTTCGATCGTGTCTGCATCAGCTTCGGATACGTTCCAAGTCAGATTCCACGTCTTGGGATTCATGTGATCTGGAATCCCGTAGGTCAGACGTGCTTGATAGCCGTCACCAAATTGGACAGCCCTGATCGCAGGACGGCTGGTTTTTTGTGCGCCG